AAGGGTTTTCTCCTAGTGGAGAAGTATCTAAGGCTTTGGCTAATATTGGACTACCAGAGCCTACATCTACAGGCGAAAGAGTTATAGAAGCTGTTGGGGGTGGTTTGGCTGGAGTTGGTACTCAACTACCTGCATTAGGTCGTTTAGCTACTACAGCCACCACAGAGGCTGGTAGAAGCCTTGCTGGTAGGATGGCTCAAGCACCTGTAGCACAGACAGTAGTAGCAGCACCAGCAGCAGGCACAGCACAGTATGTTGGTGAAACTACAGAAAACCCACTATTGGGTATGGCAGCAGGTATGGCTGTTGGATCTACAGCAGGTTTGCGACCAAGAAAAGTAGAGCCTGCATTATCAGCAGAACAATTAGCTATAAGAGCAGACATTGCATATCGTAATGCAGAAAAAGCTGGTGTTGTTGTTAGTCCTGATTCTTTAAAAGCAAAAGTTCCTCAATTTGAAAAAATATTAAAAGAAGAAGGATTTTTGCCTGATTTGCATCCACAACTAAATACTGTATTGGATGCATTTCAAAAACAAATTGAAACACCAAAAACATTAAAAGAATTAGATCAATTAAGAAGGACTTTAAAAGCACCTACTAAGTTTTATGAGAATCCAGATCAACAAAGAATTACTGGTAAATTAATTGATGAGTTTGATGATTATGTAAAAAATTTATCTGCTAAAGATTTGGCTGTAGAGGGTGCAAAAGTTAAAGCAGCAACAAAAGAATTGACAAAAGCTAGAAACTTTTATGCTCGATCAAGAAAAGCAGATGAAATTGATGAGTTGTTTAGAAGGGCAGAAATTAGGGCTGGTGCAAACTTTACTCAGTCTGGTCTTGAAAATGCTCTAAGACAAGAACTAAAAACATTAGCATTAAACAAAAAGCGGTTTTCAATGTTTTCTTCAACAGAACAAGATGCTATTGAATCTGCTGCAAAAGGTGGAAGCATCCAAAATATTTTAAGAAACATTGGTAAATATGCAGCAACAAGCCCAATTCCTACTACAGGAGGATCTGCCTTGGGTGCAGGTATTGGTGCTTTGCTTCCTGCGGCGCAGGCGGCAGAGCCAGCGGCAACAACTCCATCAGGAGAAACATCATCTGCTGCTGGACGCGGTATTAAGAAGTTATTCCGCATGGGTGAAGACACGGCTAATACTGCTCGCGCATATCAGTCAGGGCTGGAGACGTACGATCAGCGACTGGCAGAAGTAAACAATCGGCTGGGTGAGTTGGGCGGTTCTTTTGGTATGCGCCAGCAAACACCGGAGCCAGTCTTTCCGTTACAGTGCCCGCCGTTTTCGTCATTGATGGGGCAGCTTTAAAGTTGGCTCCTTGCCCAAGCAAACCTGTATTAGCGTTTGTTTTTGCCGCTACATCCGCTACGTTTGTGAACTGCGCGCCCAGATTTCCCGCCTGTCCACCGACATTACCGAGCCCTGCTGCTTGGTTTACCGCATTCCACGAAGCCGGGTTTGCCGTAAGCGGCGCATTCGCCATAGCCAAAGATTTAAACCCCGCAGCACCCGGCGCTTGTGCGATTGCTGGCGTCAACGATTTAAGACCACCCAATGCAGGCGCTGCCTTGGCAAAAATACCGGCAGTAGGTGCGACAGCAGAAGGTAGAGCGCCCAAGATTCCCGGCGCAGCAAGGTTGGCTCCGGCGTACGACAAGGCTAGCATTGCTGCCATAGCCGCTCCACTACCAAGTGCAGTACCAGCAGTTAAGCCAGCACCAAGTGCAGATGAAGCGCCAGCAGCGCCTGCTAACGCAGAAGCACCGGCTGTTGCGCTTACAGCGCCAGCAGCGGCAGGGGCTAAAAAGGCCATAGTTTTACCTCAGTGTCAATTGCAAGAAGTGTAGCACTTCACTGCGTCAAATCCTACGAGATTACCCAACTTTCCAATTGGTACCGTCCGAATAAACAGGCACCTTCCCACTGCCGCCACCTGCCACCGTGGAGCCAAATGTTGATACCGACGAGTCGATAACAAATGCTCTTGCCCCCACACCCAAAGAAGCTGCGCCGGGAAGTGTTGCTACTTCGTAAACTCCACTTAAGCAGAACCCTGCTGCGAGGTTATCAATAGTGCTGAAATATTGGCGCAGGATGTTGTTAAGCATGTCCTGATACTGCCGATCATATTGAACTGGCGCAAATGGCAGCAACGGCGCTTTAGTGAGCGCGATAGTTTTAAGCTGTCTTGCCATTGTTGCTATCTCCTGCCGTCCGGTCTGACATCAATCCGGGGCACACCTAGTTGCCACTGCGTACCCAGCGTATCTGACTCAATCTTGAATGCCATCTGCCGCCCACGCACCCGGCTATACACAATCTCGGTGAACTCTTGCACGTTGTATACCTGCTGCCCCGCATAAGACTGAGAAGACTGGATTGTTGGGCTCGGGGATACCCCATACCCGGAACCGGGGTTCTGCCGTGGGCGCACTACAAACCTAACGCGAGGCTTCTCTGGTGACGGTGTAGTGGAATTATCAAATGTAATGTCCGGCAACATGCGCCACACAAACCCGTAGTTATGTCCATCGCCAATATCAAAGTCTGACGATTGAATGTACGCGCTGATTGCACTAGGCGGGTTGGTGCTACCGTCATCCACCGCAGCCTCGTGATACACCAAAATGTTGCCGCTGGTTGCAGCCATCGGGAACTGACGTAGCGGACTGTCAAGCCAAGCCGTTCTATCCATCGTGCCGTAATACCACACACGATCCAGATAGTTGAAGATTACATAACGGTCGATGACATCGGAATTAGCTGAGCAGTAAAACCACCATACTTCTGAGTAGCCTTCATTAACACCGGCAAAGAATTGCTCCTGCTGGTCGCGATTAATGTCACCAAATACATACTGACGCAGTGAGCATGGAAGCGTTTCAACCCGCCCTGAGTATGTATAGAACTTATCTACACCCATCCAATAAATGACACCCGCAGCGGTTGCCATCGCATTTTGAGATGCTATGGATATATTGTCAGCAAGTAGTGTGAACCCCCAAACAAGCGGAGGGCCGAGATACTGCATGGAGTAAATGGCAGCGTCCGTCCAGATAACAATTTCTTGCCGAGTCTGCAAAGCGCCGACAACATAGGAGCCGTGCGAAAGACGGTAATCACCCGCTTGGTTTGTTGGAGTTGGCTCCCAATCCGTGTAGCTTTCCTGCGCAGTCCAACGAATCACCATCGGATCAAGCGTAGTAGATGCGTACGTACCACTTGGGTCGTTTGCACCGAAGGCAATCACAATTCGCGTCGAATCCGACACCATTATTTCGTTCACTAGCGACGGCGTGTAAGTTCCGGATACCACCGTACCGCGTGTAGTCAGCGCCGGATTCGCTCCACTTCCCGGTTGCCAGATATAAATGGCCCCACCACGAGGGTTGAATAGTAAATACTCGCCAAAGTTTGATTGACTCCACAGACGCAACTGCACCTCGGTTGTTGACCCGTTGGCGAACCCTTCACCCCAACCGGGGAATGAGGTAGCTTGCGAGACCAACGCACCATTACTTTGTGCAGCAGCAGTTGTGCCATCAGCACCGCGAACGCAGCCCGTAAAATCTGTTGCCGTTTTACCTGAGTACGTGATGTACTCGCCGTTAATCCAAATAGCGCCGCTGGCAGTAAATGCAGATGTGCTAACTACTGTAATGGTAGTCACGCTGTTATTAATGCCACCATTTAACGTAGACGATGACGTGCCAGAAATAAACCCGCCCCACGGCGGCACACCCCAACCTGTGCCTACTGTATTAATTGCTGGGCCTACATTAATCTGATACGCAGCATCAGTATTGGCACCGCCATTACCAACGTCAGACGAATTTGCAGCGACTGACGAAGTTATGGTGTACTGCGTTCCAGACAACACGGACTGAATCTGAAATTCAGAGTTGAGAATAGTGGCTGTTATATTGCCGCCAAGACTCACCGCGCTGGAAAAAGTTACAAAGTCGCCAGCCTGCAATCCAGCCGCTCCGGTATCAGTTACCGTGATTGTGGTTGAGCCGTTAGTCGCTGCAAACGTAGTAGTGTTTGTTGTGTTAGCGCGGATAGGCGTAATGTCGTAATACGCGCCGCCACTCTCTATATAAAACTTAAGGTTGGTGCCAACACCAGCAAGATTAAAACCTTTAAGCGTCACCCAGTTCCATAACGAACGACATATACCTTGAAAGGTGTTGTACGACAGCGCTGCCCAACCACCAATTTTCTCCGGGTAGCCGGAACGAAAGCGCACTTTATCGCACTCAAACCAACCACCTTCATTGGCAAGCGTCGTGCCTTCGCGGTTTACACCGGGGCGGAACTGAAGTTTTTGCAAAGGCATGATGCGTCCTTACACAGTGCCATACGCTGTTACGTTAGCTAACGCCGTAAAGTTACCGGACGAATCAAACTTACCGATGTTGGTAGCCCCGTATTTTAAGTACAGCACCCCACCAACCTCGACAAATGTGTAGTTTGTTGTGGCAATCGTGCCAGCCCCTGCTGAAACATTACCTGTTAAGTTACCTGTCACATTCCCAGTCACACCAGCCGGAGCACTTACCGCGCCAGTTAGTGTAGTTGTGCCAGCAACATTAAGTGTGCCGCCAAGACTGAAATTGCCAACAACATGATTTAGCTGCTCAACGACGTTGGTGCCATCAGAACGGAGCAAGACTGTTTTACCCGTGGGAATTGCTACACCGGTACCGGCTGCGGTGGTGTTGCCAAGAACTGTTGAGCAATAGATTGTTGCGGTGTAGCCAGAGACGTTGTTAACTACGTACAGTTTGGTAACCGGCGGTACATAGATAGCAAAGGGGGCTGCTGTCGTCGTAGTAAGTGAAATAGCCGCACATCGGGCTTGATCTGCCGCACCATTAGAAGCCGTCAAAGCTTGGTTGGCAGATACCGCAGCAACTAATGCCAGCCCAGATATAGCATCCTCAATAATGGTGCCGAGATTACTGTTGGTAGTCGAACCCCAAGTACCTGATTGTTCGCCGGTAGCAATTAATTCGATTCGCAAATCGGGGGAGTATGAACTTGGCATGGCTATTCCTTACTTTTGCCTGACGGCGTTGTATTGTTTGACGCACTGGTCGAGGGCTGCTTGGAGGCGGGCTGCGTCGGCACTGTACCCTGCAAGAAACTCTCCATCTCCTTTTGCCAATTCCGCACCGGAGGCTCCAGCGCAAGATCGGGCGGCACCGGACATGGCACCATCTTTGGAGGGGCGCTCCTGCCTGTCGCGCAGGCTGTTAGACAGAGCGGTAGCACGAGCATTAATATCTTTGATCTGCGCATCTTTTTCCCTCCGCAGCTTGTCTGCCGCTGCCTGCATTTCCTGCTCACGCGCTCGGGCAGCTTCCTGTCCTTTAGCGTACTCGGCGTACTGCTCTGCCTTTTCCTTCGCCCATTCAGCCTGCACTTCGGCTTTGCCCGCAGTATTGCCTTTATAATACCCGCCCCCAGCCGCCGCGCCAATAGCAAGCACGAAGCCGAGTATTACCCACGGGTTGAAAAACGCTGTCACTTTGGCGGCACCTTGGTGGCGCTATCCAACTTCTTGTGAACTCGCACTTCCTTACAGACCTGCACCTCTTTACCCTTCTTGTCCTTCTGCGTATTGCATACCTTCTTGGTCTCGGCGGCGTGGATGTGAATAGCCAACACCAAGCTTGTCAAAATCGTAACAAACATACGTAGGCCAAGTAACTTCATCATGTGATCTCCGGGTGTGGTGGTTGTACTGGGGCTGGCTTGCCACCATAGCCTGTAGCTACGGCAGGCGAACTAATCGGGTCGATACTTGGCTCCATGCGTACAGGTGCTTGCGTAGGTGCAGGTGCCTTGGGTGCCGGTGGGGTCGGTTTGTCTTCCCGTTCTTCCTTGGTGGACAGGCCCGGTGGCACGAACTGCTGGAGCGCGTCTTTACCCTTAACTGCTAGTAGCGTAGCCAGTGAGCCAAGGATGTACTTGGACATATCGGAGAGAATCAGAAAGAACTGCTTGTCCGCCGGAGCCATGCCCGACATCGGCTGCTCGACGAATACCACCGAGTACAAGCTTACGCCCACCATGATGATCACGGTGCAGCAGAAGGTTACAGCGATACAGAACTTAATTACTGCATCGTGCTGCTCCTGCGTCATTGCAAGGAACTGGCTTATCAACTTTAGGGGATTCATCCTTAATTTCCTCTGGCTTAGTCAACTGATCTGGGCAGGTTCCTGTAGCTGAACAATAAGGTCTCTGGCATTGTTTAGTCTCCCAATTCTCAGGGTCTTGGCAAGGATAACGGAACCTATCGCATCCACTAAGCAGCAGAACCAAACATAGACAAAGCAATCTCATAATGGTGTTTCCTATCCTCAAGTCCATAAGAAACTAGACGGTACTAAAGTTCCTCCGAAATGAATCCTTACTTTCTACTCGGTTCCTTGGTTGCCGTTATCGCAGCGGCAGGTGCAGGATATTTTCAGGGTTCCGAGCATGGTCAGGCGAAGATTCAGAACCTGT